GCTCTAGCTAAAATCTCCGAAAAAGGGTTTGATGACAGCAGCGAAGCCAGGGGATAAGCCTATCAGTGGCAGCAGTTTGTTTGGGGGTGGGATGGATGGCAAAAAGAATTAAATTGCCAATAACGAGAAGTTTAAACCGACTTGTATCAGCTTTGAAGTCAGGGAAGATAACAATTATTACAAATGTCAAATATAAGCGAAAAAGAAAAAAGAGGTCTAGCCGAAGCCTTTAGCGAATGTGAAGATGATCTAATCAAGTATCGTCACATCATGCTAGAGAATGATGAAGATATTGAAGTCGAGCCTGCCTATTTTCACAAGGACTGGTCAAAGTCATTATTACATGGCATTTCAAATGAAGTCATCCAGGCATTCAGAGAGTCGGCAAAGACACAATATGTCTTGCGGTCATTCCTACTTCATGCCTTAACCTACCCAAGATCAGAGACAGATTACATTGTCATCATCAAGAAGAACACAAAGCTTGCCGGAAAGAAGCTTAAGGAAATAGAGGACGAGTATATAACCAATACGGTTATCTCTGGAAACCTACACAAGATCAATTCACAGTCCGGTGAAGTCTTTGATGTCGATGTCTTTGACGCAGACGGCCAGATAAAGAATATCCGGATTGAAGCATACGGCAAAGGCGCGTCTATCAGAGGTCTTGCATACAAGGACAGACGGCCTAAGATTATTATTATTGATGATCCGCAGGATGCAGCAGAAGCCTTTTCAGAGACAGTGCAAGAGACAGATTGGGATTGGTTTTTGCAAGATGTCATGTTCCTTGCCAAGAAGGGCAGAATATTTATGATCGGCAATAACTTAGGTGATAGATGTATCACTGAGCGCGTCATTGCAAACAAGGATGATTTGAAGTTCAACGCAACGAGAATACCTTGTGCTGATGAAGGACTGACTGTAGCTGCCTGGCCGGAAGGTCTGCCAATTGAGAAGATCCGGCAGGAAAGAGAAGCTTACAGAAAGCTCGGCAAGATAGACATTTGGTATCGTGAGCGCATGTGTCAGTCAATTGGCAAAGAGTCGCAGAAGTGCAAAAAGACAGACCTTAGATATTATGATCCGAGAAAGATCGAAGAGATAGCAAGAGAGTGCAATGTGTTCTTTAGGACGGACTTGATACCGCCGCCCAAAGAAGAGCAAGGCAAAGGTGATAAAGCCGTATGCATAGCTGCAGGCATAAGCAGCAACAATGAATGGTTCGTCCTGGATTGCGTAAACGAGAGAATTGATCCGTCACTATTCTTTGCAGAAGTATTCAAGATGGTAGCTAAGTTCGATGCGATGGGTGCAAGACCGATAAACGTGGGTTTGCCTGATGGACTTGAATCGTCAACGGAACACTTCTTGAAGGTTGAAATGACAAAGCGCAAGATTTACTTTGATACCATACTCCAAAAGCAAACAAAACAAAAAGAGTTAAGAATTATTAACGGTTTAATGCCAGTGATAAAAATGCATAGACTGATGTTGCCTATGAGTGCATCTTGGTTACCAGAGATAGAGAATCAATTATTACGTTTCCCAAAAGGGCTTTTTGATGATATTATAGATGCATTAGCTTCAGTAGAGCAGGAATCGTTTGCTCCGATGAAACGAGTTAAAGCGCAGAACTTGCCAAGAGGCAGTGCGCCGGACTCTCCAATACTATGAGGGATAGAATATGTGTACAGGTATTGAACCAGTAGTCGTAGCGTCACTGATAGGCGCAGGTGCAACAGTAGGAACAACTCTTCTAGCAAAATCCGGATCAAAGAAACAATCATTGCCACAATTGCCGGATCCAACTCCATTACCAGATCCAGAAGCCATACAAGCAAAAGCCAGGGAAGATGCAAGGCGCAGAGCGCAGAGCAAGACAAAGACGATATTAACTTCAGGCGCAGGCGTTATCAGCGAACCGATCATCCAAAAAAAGAAAATATTAGGGGGCTAAATGCAAGTAAGACAGTTTCAAGAGACTGACTTCAACGAACTAATAAAGCTTGCGCATGAAATGCAAGACGAATCTCCTGTCTACAGTCAGATGCCGCTAGATGAAACAAAGTTAATCAAGCTTGGTGAGTCAATAGTTAATGACAAAAAGAATTTGTTTGGCATGGTAGTCATGTCAGAAGGAAAGATAGTCGGCTTTATGATTGCCGCAATAACTCCGTACTACTTCAGCAACAAGAAAATAGCACAAGACCTGGCTTTGTATGTTGTTCCTAAGATGAGAACAAGCAAGGCAGCGATACTTTTAATCTGGTCTTATGAGAAATGGGCTAAAGACAACGGAGCGCAAAAGATTAATCTAGGTGTGACAACTGGTTTTAGTGATGAACGGATAGCAACATTATACGAAAGCATTGGTTATAAACGGTGCGGTATACTTTGCAGCAAAGATGTAAGCCAAGTAACTGAATGGAAAGGAGCATAACTATGTGTTTCGGTGGACAAGATCCTATAAGACAACAACAGCAACAAACATCACCGCCGCCAGTCAAAAAGCCAATCGAGCCAGTGACAAATAAAAGACGTGGTGGTGGTAGACCAAGAACAATATTAACTGGCCCAAGAGGTTTAACCGAAGAAGCTAAAACCAAGAAAAAGATATTAGGTGGATAATGGGTATTAAAGCAAAAGAGATTAAAAGACGTTACGAATTATTAAAGTCAGAGCGGTCTAATTGGGAAACCTGGTGGCAAGACCTGACTAAATATTGCATACCACGTAAGGCAAGAATTACTGAACAAAAAGCATCCGGACAGAAGCACGACACAGATGTCTATGACTCAACAGCAAGAGACTCAGTGAAAGTGTTTGCAGCCGGACTCATGGGTTATCTTACTAATCCGCAAAGCGTTTGGTTTAAGCTAAGAACTGACGATGAAGAGGATATGGATGCCGAAGGTGTCCGTACATTCTTATCAAAAGCCGAGAAGAAAATCAACGATGTCTTTCACGGATCTAATTTCTATCAACAACTCCATCAACTTTACGAAGCCATTGCGGTAATTGGAACGGTGTGCTTCTACTCAGAGAAGGACGCAAAAACAAAGATTAGATATTACTGCCGTCCAATAAGAGAGATATTCTTCGAGGAAGATGCACAAGAGAGAGTTGATACAGTCATCCGCGCGTTTGAACTTACCGTTAAGCAAGCTTATGACAAGTGGGGTGATAAAGCCGGAAAGACAGTTGCAAAGCTATATAAAGCAAATAAATATGGCGATAAGCTTTTATTCCTGCACGGTGTTGGGCCGCGTGAATCTTTTGATGCTTCAAAGAGAGACAAGAAGAACAAACCAATATATTCAGTATGGGTCAGCGTTGAAGATGTCCTGAAGATAGAAGAAGGTGGCTACGATGAGATGCCATTTAATGTTGCAAGAGCGGATAAGGAATCTTGCGAGAAGCATGGCTATTCATTTGCAATGGACGTAGAACCTGCAATCCGCATGGCTAACAAGGAAAGATATATAATTATAAGAGCCGCAATGAAAGCAACGGATCCCCCATACTTGCTTCCGCATCCAAACTTTGTGCTTCCTTTCAATATGAATGCAGGAGCCGCAAACTACAAGTTGCAGGCAACCGGAGCCGGATCCGATGAGAAGGTAGAAGTATTCAAACATGAAGGCCAGGTACACATAGGCCGTGAGGATCTTCAGGCTACACAGGAAGAGATCAAGAGAGGATTCTTTACAGACCTATTCTTGATGCTTGCTGACAGAAAGAACATGACAGCAGAAGAGGTTATGCGCCGCATTGAAGAGAAGATGTTTATACTCGGCCCGACACTCGGCAGACTTCAAAGTGAACTTCTCAGTCTTACCATTGAGAGAACATTCAACATGCTTCTTAGAGAGGGTGAATTTGGCGAGCTTCCTGAAACATTCCAAAACAATCCAAACTTTAAGATTGTGTATGTCTCTGTCTTAGCAAACGCTCAGAGATCCGCAGAGGTAAGAGCGATACAGAACTTTGTCCTCAATGTAAGAGAAATAGCGCAGATATCTCCGAATGCAATTGACATTCCAAATGCAGACGCAATAGTAAAGAAGATAGCTGAAATCACTGGCGTGGATCCAGAGCTATTAAACGAGGATGCTGTTATCAAGCTCAAGCGAGAGCAAAGAGCAGAGTTAGAAAAAATAACAAGACAGATTCAGTTGGCAGGCGCAGGTGCGCAAGTAGCAAAAACAGGTGCGGAAGCCGCCCAAACCGGAGCGGAAGCACAAACAGCAGGAGCAGGAAAGGAGTAACAGCATGGAACAGAAGGTATATCTCTCAAAGCAAGTAGAGGTGAAGGCAATTCAGTGGGACAAGTCAATGGGAGCAGTCTTTGGAGTCAGGAACAAGCCAAAGAAGCATGTGTTTAATCCGGATCATTTTTATGTTGTAGATCGTTTCGGAAAAGAAACACAGCCGAATGACGGTGACTGGATTCTTCAACGTCCGGACGGATCTTATGAAGTATGCGAGATCGGGGCATTCAATGATCTTTGGATGCTTAAAGGTGGACAAGCCGGAACTGAACAGCCAGTAGATCCGGGCGATCAGAACGATAACGTCAAGGAGCCGCAAGCTACTCCGGATCCACAGCCGGAACAACCAGCCTCAGAGAGAACTTCCAGTGGTCGCAGAAGGAGAAAGGCGAAGAAAGTCGCTGGTGATGAGTAATGGTATCGGAACAAGATAAAATAGCCAAAGAGCAAAAGGCACAAATAGAAGAGTTAGAAAACTCCTACAGTCGGCTATTTCACGACAGACCAAGACCAGGTGATGCAAAGGCAGTTATTGAAGATTTAATTAATCAATGCTACATCAAAGAAACAACCTACGTAGGGGGTTGTCCTGATGCAAGCGACATAAACGAGGGATGTCGCAAAGTGTTCTTACATATCGCAAAGATGGTAAGAATGGAAATGTCTAAGTTCTACCTCGATGGGGTAATCAAATTAAAAGAAATTCAAAAAGCAAGGGAGATTTAATTATGGGGTTTAAAGATGGACTCTCAGATGAGACATTAAAAAGCCATCCAAGTTTAGCAAACTTTGAAACGGCAGACGACATTGCGAAGTCGTATATCAGTTCGCAAGCAGCATACGGTGCTGAAAAGATCTTTATTCCAAGAGAAGAAGATACTGACAATTGGAATATTGTTTACAATCGTTTAGGCAGACCAGAGAAAGCGGAAGGTTATAAACTTCCAGATGCGAAAGAGCTTAATCTTCCTGAAGGTTTCCAGATTCCGGAAGAATCAGTTAAAAGCTTTTTGACTAATGCACACAAGTACGGACTTACGCAGAAGCAAGCGCGTGCATTGTATACTGACCATATTGCAGCACAAGCAGGCGAATATAGTCAGATCATAACAAAGATGAATGACGATCATGCAGCTTCAGACAAAGCTTTGCGCGGAGAGTATGGCAAAGCGTATGATGCTCAAGTGGCACTTGCAAACAAGACAATGGTGTGGGCGGCAGGTGGAGATAAAGACCTTGCTTCTCGTTTGTCTGACAAGTATGGCAACGATCCTGACTTCATCAAAGCGATGGCGTTTGCAGGCAATCAAATGTCAGAGGATATCTTAGGGCCAGGTGCGCCGAAGCCAGGACAGATGACACCGGAATCCGCGAAAGAGGAAATATCCGCGATTGAAAATAATCCTAAGCATCCTTATCATGTGGCAGATAATCCGGATCATAAAGCAGCATTGGCTAAGATGGAAAGTTTGTACGCGCTTGCTTATCCAGGAGAGGAAGAAGATTAATCATGGCTGAAGTTTCGATACCTCAAAAAGAAGTAGACGCTGCGGCTGACAAGCTTCTCAAGGATCCTAAGATGGTAGAGATAGTCAAACAATACGCTGCACACCGGATGATTAAAGCAAACATCCGGTTAAGGTGCATTGAGATTGTTTTTACTTCCGGATCTGCGCTAGATAAGTCAGATCAGAAAAAACTTGAAGAAAAGTCAGAGGCAATGTATAATTTTGTTATGGGTATACGAAAGCAAAGCTAACGCAATGCCAAAGTAATACCGAATCTTTGGACAACCACTGATTAAATTCAGTGATCCAGTAAAGTCCAGCGATTAGATCCGCTAAAACGGACAACCTAATTCTGATAAAGAGTTAATTGTTCGTTAATCAAAATAGGGGGATCTAATCATGGGAGCAGTAT